TTTGTCCCGATACTGATAATACCATCAATATTGCAATTACTATAAATAATAACTTTTTCATGTTGTTTGGTTTTTAGTGTTTAATGTTATTTGTTTAGGTATTTAATCCCCCTGCTCACACAAGGGGATTATGAAAATCTAGGTTGCAAGCACTACTAATGCTGCGTCAATATCGGTCACTTCTTTAAACCCAGTTTGATCAACTGTACGAATCAAGAATAAAATTCTTTGACGCGCTTTCAAGGTCATTTGATCGGTTGTAAACTGAGAACCAACAAGCCCTCTGGAACGTTCAATTCCGGATTTCTCATAAATCCTTCCGTAGCGAGCATCTCCTAATACCATTGTATTAGCGGTTATAGCTGCATCTTCTATAATCGTAATGCCACTAACGACTTTACCTCCTTGTGTTGAGAAAGGTGGAAGAATGTAATTGTTGTTGTCATCCTTCTTCAATTTCATCCTGTTGATGTCAGCAGGGTTCATGATTGCAAAGTCGGGCGCATACTTTTTACCTCCTGTGGTAGTAATGGACTCAACAACCTTCACAATAAGGTCATAAATACTGGCATCGGTAATTCCGGCTGCTGCTGGCACGTATGCCGGCGAACTTGCAAGTATCCCTGTTAGGTTGTTTCCGGTACCATCTCCGTTAATGATTTGATCGTTTCTCTCGATTTCAATATTCGTAGAAAGAAATACATCAAGCTCATTCGCAAACATTTCTTCATCTTCCAGTAACTCTTCAGTCATTGGAATTGAATCTCCTACCTTCTTTAGATCGATTGAGTACATTTTCCATGCTGCGGTTGATGCTGGGAATGCGTTACCTTCAGCAACCATCGCGGCGGCACGAACTTTTGTATCTTCATCCCAATCATAGTATCTAATAATTCCTTGGTTATTAGATCCGTTCATTGGGAATTTTCTAAAGAGGTCGTATGCTGATAGCTGTGCGGTTGCCAATTGTCCAACATCTGGCAAATCCTGTGATTGCACGTTACCTGAGATGGATGATCTTTGTGCAGTTGCTTTTTCAAGTACTACCGTTTTCCCGGTTGTTGCAATCTCTTTGATTTCATCTCTTTTATCGGCCAACTCTTTAACGAATGCATCCCTAGTGTTTTCTTTGATCGGGACAACGTTTGCTTCTTTAAGTTTGTTGAGCGAATCCCTAGTTTCTTCCAAGTCTTTCTTCAAATCAATGAAGTTGGTATCTTTTGAAACCAAGTCTTTTTGCATTTCTGCAAATTTCGTGTTAAAGTCTTCCATGGTCAACTTTCCTTTGTTAAGGTCGTCAATGTCTTTTAGGAATTCTTTTTTTGCTGTTTCCAATACTTCTTTTGTGGCAGCTTCTACCTGCTCGGCAGTTTGCGTTTTGATGTTTTCCATCAATTTGTCGGCTTGTTTTTGTTGTTCTTCAGTCATGATATTAATTTGTTATGGTTTATACTTATCGACTTTTTATATAATCACCGGCTTAACCCTTAATAAAGATTAAGTGGGGAGATATATTAAAGTGTTATGTTTTTATTCATGTATTCGTAATCGATTTCTTTGTTTTCTTGTTGCTCTAGTTCTAGCAGCTTATTATTGTCTAAGGTTGGTGTTACTGGGTTGCTTCCGAATACCACTGCACTTCCTTCAATTATCTTTGCTTCTGTTACTGGGTAGAAAAACCCTTTTTCTTCTGCTAACTCAACGTTTGCTACCTTTGAAATGTACTTGTCCCAGTTATCTTTCTCTTCCTTCATGTAACTTTCCTCTGAGTTGACAGCTAAATAGATATTTACATATCTCATTCCAACACTGTGATTAGTCACGTGTCCTTTTGCATACTGTTCAAACATGAAAGGGTTTCTTTCCTTCAATACAATTGAATTGAATATTAAGGCTTGCGTTTTACTTCCGTATGGTTGGCCTAAATCAGTCCAGTTGATGTTCTGGGTTTTTACTCTAAGGTTTTTATAGTCTGCAATTATAGTTTCAAATGATCTTACATGTTCCTGAAGATGCTTTATGTTTCCGTTTTCGGAGATTGTTTTCTTCCATAATCCGGGTATATGAACATCTCCGTGACTATCGAGCAAATTTGTTGTGTTGATCACCGCTTCTACCTTTATACGATCCAATTCTTCGTACCCCTGGATGGCCTCATTTGCTTTCGTACATATATTGTTACTCATTTTGAAGTTAAGCCCTAATTCAATATCTGAATTACTCACAAAGCAAACCCCGTCAGCTTCTTTTACGGCTGATTTCTTTTGCTGAATCAGCTTATCTTTGTTATCCCGAAGGAACATGTGCATTTCTTTTGCACTGTTGAAGTCTTTTAAATTCATTTTTGAACGATTTTAGAGTTTAGCTTCCTTTCCGTTTCTCTTCTTAATTCTTTCGCTATTTCTTTACTTATGTCTTTTTTTCTAATGTTTTTCATGTTTTCCGTGTTTGATTAATGGCCGCCGTTTGCTTTTCGTTTAATTGCCAAATGTATTTACTCCCTATTGTTGTGTCATTCGGTTGTCCTATTTCATTCAGCCACATATTGTAATTACATCCACCTGCAAAAAACAATTCTTTATACGTTGATCCGGTTTGCCGGTTTGCTATTGCGTTATCTTTTTTATCGCTTTGTAGGAATGGTAAATGACCAAAAGAAACGTCCAAATAGTATCCAAATTCACGGAGCTTCAAGAATTTATTCATCGCATTTGCTCTATTTTGCGAATAAGGAATTACATTGTTTACGTATAATTCTTTTAGGCTCTGTTCTTGGTTTTCGTATGTAGCACCTTGGGTATATTGTGCAACTAATAGTTTCGGAATCCCATATATTGTTGCTACTGTAATCCAATTATGCGCGATTGCCTCGAATATCCCTAGCTCAGTAGGTGTCATTCCTGTTTTCTGGAACTTCATAGGAACGTCCAAGTATTGATATTGCTTTTGATTCCTGAGTAACCCGTATTGCCGTAGTCTTTCGTCTACTGTGTCTTTCTCTGATTTCGTCATTGGTAGAGACGAACCCGTTTCATCCCTTTTATCCGGAGTAAACAATCCAACCGATCCACGATTCTCTGTAATTGTATTTAGACTTTCGATTGTAGATTTGTTGTTCTGGATCTCAGTACCAATTCTTTTAATCCGAGGTATTCCTTTCAACCATTCTGCATCCGCTTCTTTATTGTGGCTGTTATATTCGTCAAACTCTAAATTAATATCGTTTGCATGCAGTACTTTATTTGTGGCGAAGGTGTCCGTTCTTCTAGTTTTTGGATAACATAATTGGTAGTTTTTAATTATGTCTTCTTTTGTTGTTGCACGAAAATATACGTTTGATGCGTTAATCTTTACGTATTGTGCTGGCAGTTGCGTTAGTGTTTTAACGTCTTTAATTGAGAAATCGCGATCAAACAATGTGTTTGCAAAATCGTATGAGTTCCCAAATAATCTGTAATAAGCTGCTGCGTATTGTTCATATTCGCCTCCTGACTGCAATGGGTTGGGCTGTTCTATCAAAGAACGAATCTTTTCTAATACTTCATTCTTTTCATCTTTTGGAATGATCTCATTTGTTCTCGCGTCCTTAATTACATACTTTTTGTTTTTGTTTGCCGTAGCGAATAAATCAATGCATGCAAATACGGGGGCTGAATACTTAAATATCTTCAATATCCTTTCGCTGTTAAGGTTATCGAAGTAATCGTAGAGGTCGTGATTATTGATGATAGGATGAAATTTGTCATCATACATATCATCAATATGCTTCATAACGCCCTCTTCTACTGCTTTTTCAATATTTTTTGCTCTAGTGAAACCGAGTATTGCCATATTTAAAAGTACTTTTTGCCAAATTTAACCACTTTGTACCGTTATTATTTGCACGATCATGTATTATTACCTATATTTACGGATTATTCAATATGAAGAACATCGAAACAGTATCTTGCGCTTTAGTAAAGGCAATCCGGGAACATAATTGCACGAATGATAGTTTCTCTTTAGATAAGAGGACGGTATCTAAAATCACCAACATGAACGGTGGAGACTTGAAATCCTTCTGTTCTATTTGTGACGAACTCAATCTGGTTGTTTCGTTGGATAAAAAACAAACTAATCTAAAACCACAACAATCATGACAAACAAGCTAATTAACGCAATCATTGATTTGGTACAAGCCAATAGCGAACAACGCATTGAAATCAAAGAGCTAAAAGACAAAATAGCTACTGCTGAGGCAAAAAATAA